GTATGCAGGAGATTGCCACAGGGTTTGGTAAAACTATTACTACCGCAACTTTGAGTAAAATCTGTGAAAAATATGGTCGGTCAATAACTATTGTTCCAAACAAAGATCTTGTCACGCAAACTGAAGAAGACTTTATTAACTGCGGGTTAGACGTAGGTGTCTATTACGGAGACAGAAAAGATTTAGGAAGAACACACACAATTTGTACTTGGCAAAGTTTGAACATTTTAGACAAAAAATCACTCAATGCTGGGGATGAAGAAGAACTATTAACCTTGGCAGAAATGTTAGAAGGTGTACAGACCGTGATGGTTGACGAAGTACATATGGCCAAAGCTGACGTACTTAAAAAATTATTAACACACAATCTAGCTAATGCCCCAATTCGTTGGGGATTAACTGGAACCATACCCAAAGCAGACCACGAATATCAAGCTCTACGTGCTAGTCTTGGGGATGTTGTTAATCGTATTAAGACACACGAATTACAAGAAGCAGGAGTGTTAAGTAACTGTCAGGTAAAGATTGTACAGACAGCAGAATGGAAAGAATTTGGTAGTTATGCCGAAGAATTAAAGTATCTAGTTACAGATGAAGATCGTATAGGCTATATTGGTAATATGATTAAAAACATTGGCGAAAGCGGTAATACATTAGTTTTAGTAAACAGGATCGACAGTGGAAAAATGTTAATTGAGCTTATACCAGATGCAGTCTTTATCAGCGGAGAAGTAAAAGGATCAAAACGTAAAGAGGAGTACAAAGAACATGCAACTAGCGATAAAAGAATTACTATCGCGACCTACGGTGTCGCGGCTGTTGGTATTAATATTCCTAGGATCTTTAACATGGTATTGCTGGAGCCTGGCAAATCGTTTGTTAGAGTTATTCAAAGTATAGGTCGTGGTGTAAGAAAAGCAGATGACAAAGATTTTGTGCAAATTTGGGATATAACAGCAAGTACCAAATATGCCAAGCGTCATTTAACCGAAAGAAAAAGATTTTACAAAGAAGCAAAATTCCCATATAATATAGAAAAAGTAAAATATCAATAATGCAAATACTAACACTTGAAAACAAAATATTTCATCTTAATGAACTTCCAGATGAAATTGACGAAGACTTACGATTTAGTGTATTAGACAATAGTGATAACTCTAATCCTGATCATTTTTTTATTCCGTTAATCTTCTTAGAAAGTTTTACAGGGCCAGCAGTGGTCTTAAAAATTGGAGAACACGAACTAACTATGCCGCTAGATTGGTGCACTATAGTTGGAGATCCACAAGGACCAGAGATGGAGGTGTTGCCGCTAACCAGCCTAAATGATAGGGGATTCAAGACGTTTTGTTTCAATCCACTAAGTGATTTTAGACCAGAATTTCTTGACATCGACATCATAGATGTATATCAAGATGTTAAATGGTATTTTCCAAAGATGAGACCGGGACAGTTATTATGCACTCCTTTAACTACTAAAGAAAAACCAACCTGCGCTTATTTTGTTAAAGAAGTAAGTCGGCAAAGTGAGATTGTTGATTATACTAAATGCTGGTAAAAACTATGCCGTTGATTAAAGCAACTAAAGAACTAGTACTATTTTACTATGTAGACGGTACACAGGGTGGTTGGATTAAGACTAAAGGAGAATTAGGAGAAATCTATGGGCATTCTAATAGAACACAATGGACTCCTAGTTCAAAACATCCAGACCCGATACAGTACACTGAAATATTAGAAATGGCTAGTTATGTTCCTATGTTATCTAAACAACTAGAACAATTGATGCTATTATATAACTTAAACAAAGACAACTATCATGGCGACGGCAAAACTTAAAAAACCTCCAGTACTAGATATTAAGAGAGCGTTAAAAGCAGTAGATGAAAAAAATTATTATTTTTATGATAATCTCAAGGATGAAGAAAAGAAAGCATTTAGTCCATATATACTAATGCGTTATACCAGTAATGCACAGGGAGATAAAGATATACAGGAATGGTTTGTAGAGACAACAAACGAAATGGTCAATAAAAATCATTGGGCATTGTCAAAAAATCATAAAGAATTGTTATGGAAACTTTTTGCCGCGACCGGGGCAGGGGTTCCAACATATCATCCTTATCTAGCCGCTGGCAAAAAAGAAAAAGCCAATAAAATTGAAAAACTATTATGTGAGTTGTATCCTGCCATGAAAATGTCTGAGATTAAACTAATGGCTGGCATGATGGATAAAAAAGATATAGAAGAATTATTTGACAAGATGGGATTTGATAAAAAACAACGCAAGGATTACGAGTGATATTGGATCAACCATATAACTGTGTACATTGTGATAAGAGTTTCATGAAAGAAAAAACTCTTGTAGCTCATATGTGTGAAAGAAAACGTCGAGCATTACAAGAAAAAGAAAAACGTGTACAGGCAGGGTTTATGGCCTTTAATCGATTTTGGCAACTGGCACAAGGCGGTAAAAAGAATAAAACATATAAAGAGTTTTGCGAAACAAGTTATTATAATGCGTTTGTAAAATTTGGTAGTTTCTTAAATAATGTCAATCCTCTCTATCCAGAAAAGTTTATAGACTATGTAATTAAGAGTGGAGTTAAATTAGATCATTGGTGCAGAGATGAACTTTATGAAAAATATCTGTACGAGATGATTAAGGTAGAGCCAGTTGAGAGTGCCGTGCAACGCAGTATTGCTACAATGATGGAATGGGCTGATGAGCAAAATGCAGAATTTGCACATTACTTTCTTTATGTTAGTCTTAATCGTGCAGTACATGATATATTAAATGGGCGTGTAAGTCCTTGGATCATTCTTAACAGTGTATCAGGATATGCTATGGTTAATAGCATGAACGACGAACAATTGAACATGATTGGACCAGCATTTGATGTACAGTACTGGGTTCGTAGATTCAAAGAAGTTCCGGCAGATGTTGCATTGGTCAAAGAAATCTGTGCCGAAGTGGGAATAAAATAATGCCCGATATTGACATAGATTTTGCCGATCGGAATAAAGTCCTAGACATAATACCTCATATAACAGCCACACTTGATGGGGAAAAGAAACATAACACAGGTGTATATTGTCATGGGATTCCACTTAATCCACTAACGGGATTAGCCAGCATTGATTATAAGACAGCCGAGGAAAGAGGATATTTTAAGATAGATTTCCTTAATGTAAGTGCTTACGAAGGTGTAAAGAATGAACTACATCTTGAACAACTATTATCCACAGAGCCCTTATGGGAGCTATTAGAACAAAAAGAATTCTGTGATATGATATTCCATGTCAACGGATATCACGATCTGGTATCTAGACTTAAACCGCGTAGCATTGAACAATTAGCGATGTTTCTTGCCCTGTTGAGACCTGGCAAAAAACATTTAATTTCAATATGCGAGGAAAAAGGATTCCAATCGATCGCCGATGAGATTTGGACTAAAAATGAAGATGCGTATACTTTCAAAAAAGCTCACGCAATTTCTTATGCTCATGCTATTGTAGTACAGATGAATTATATTTGTGCAGGACTTAATCAGTAACACGTTTAGGTGTTCGGACTAACTGTATTGATTTACGTTTAATACGTTTTTCTGCTATTTCGCTAAGATTAACAGTGGGTCCAAATATTAATTCAATATCCTTGCTGTTGAATGTTTTAATTAACGGCCTAAACACCTGCATTTCTCTTTTTAGAAATATATTAATTGGAATTTTACGATTACTTTCCCACCACCAAACTTCGCCCATTTCTAAAAATGATGCACGATCAGCGTCTGCTTTTATCATAGATATATCATAGATACTAACTACATAGATGTCAAAGTTGATAATAATTCCCACGTATTCTATATCGTTTGATTTAACACAGGATATAAAAGGATAGTTTTCTTGAAAGGATTTTGAATAGCTCATTGATCTCAATAAATATATATATGCAAAGTTTACCAGTTTATTTATATCCAAATTCCCTTGACGTTATACTGGATTTGGATCCGGAAGTTAGGGGAGTCAATCAAATTATGTATCAACGCGATCTAAAAATACAAAAAGGCATCAAAAATAAAATACGCATTCAATTTAAGAATAGCGATCAAAAACGTATACCTATTTCTAATACAAGTACATTTGTATTCAATATGTTTGATACTGCCAACCAACAGCTGGTCATACAAAAAGAATTAACCATATTAGACGAAAATACTACCAGCACTAGAGGATCGGCATTATTAACACTAAACGAAAGTGATACGTTAGATCTAGCCAGTGTTAGTTATAATTACAGCATAACCTATCAAGATCCCGAAGACGGTACATATTTGCCCACTTATTCAAACACATATTACGGTATGGTTGGTAATTTGTATATTACTGAAGAGGCATATCCTAAACTAAAACCTAGCCAAGAGATTGTCAGTTTTAATAAAAGTTTTAACAGTCAAACCACACTATGGGAACATACAAGTGGAAACATCTATGCCTATCCAGAATACAATTCTAATTCAGCATTACACACTGTGGCCCTGTATATGACTGATTATCGGGGTACTGTGTACATCCAAGGAACCTTATATAATTCTCCGCAAGACTTAGGTAGATATGTTACAGTTGCTACTTTAACATATGACGGATTTACTGGAATTGATTATTCTAACTTCAACGGTATATTCTCCTACATTCGTGTGATGCATGTACCAGATCGCGATGTTTTGAACGATAACGACAATCCTGAATACTACGGTTCATTTGACAAAGTCCTATATAGAAGTTAAACTATTAGTATGGATGAAATCTATACTACACTGACAGCTCTCTTACCTGGTAAAAGAAAACAAACTCCCAGTGGATGGATAAGTTTTAATGCTGTCTGTTGTCACCATAGAGGTGAATCCCAAGATGATCGACTGCGAGGTGGTATATTACCAAATCCAACCGGAGGGTTTCAATATCACTGTTTCAACTGTACATTTAAGGCAGGGTGGACCCCTGGACACTTGTTAAGCACCAATACTCGTCAGTTATTCAAATGGTTAGGGCTATCTGATACTGACATTAGTAAATTAGGGCTGGTAGCATTGAGATTAAAAGATGAACAAAATACTCCAACAAAGAAATTACTAAACTTTGAACTAACAGAAAAAGAATTGCCCAAAGATTCTAAATCTATAAATGAGTGGATTGCCCAAGGCACAGAGGATGAAGACTTACTCAAGGTTGTAAACTATATTGTAGAAGAAAGACAACTAGGATGGGATTGGTACAACTGGCATTGGAGTCCTACCGCAGGATATCGAGATCGTGTGATTCTACCATTTTATTATGATGGTAAAATTGTAGGCTCTACTGCTCGTAAAATTACTCCAGGCAAGCCAAAATACTTAAATGATAGCCAACCTGGGTATGTGTTTAACCTAGACCATCAAAATTACAATCGTAAATATGTATTGGTTATGGAAGGGCAGTTTGATGCTATAGCAGTTGACGGAGTAGCCATAGGACACAACGATCCTAACGAAGCCCAATGTGCTCGTATTAATGCCTTAGGTAAAGAAGTTATTGTTGTCCCTGATCACGATAAACCAGGCGCTAAACTAATTAAATCGGCCATAGAACATAATTGGGGAGTGAGTATTCCTGCATGGGGCAATGGTGTTAAGGATACCGCTGATGCAATAAAACTATATGGACGACTATATACGCTAGCCACAATTCTGCACTATAAAGAAACAAACGAGATAAAAATACAACTACTAAAGAAAAAATTAGAGAGCCTAGATGAATAAACCAAACTATGATTACACAATGCAACGACTGTATTTGGAGATGTTCTTGTCAGATGCAGAAACATTTGTGCGTTGTCAAAACATTTTTGATCCAGAAAATTTTGATCAAAGATTACAGGATACTGCAGAGTTTATTAATTCCTATATTGATGAATATAAAGTAATGCCTGAATCTACAATCGTTAATGCTAGTTGTAAAATGGATTTAGTTCCTGTAGCATTACCCAAGGAAAATTATGAATGGCTAATGGATGAGTTTGAAAACTTTAGTCGCCACAAGGGATTAGAACGTGCTATTCTAAAGTCAGCAGATTTGTTAGAAGACGGAGACTATGGTCCAGTTGAGAAACTGATCAAAGACGCTATACAAATATCGTTAAACAAAGATATGGGTACAGATTATTTTGAAGACCCTAGAGCAAGATTGACCAAACTCAAAGATGGTAATGGACAGATATCAACAGGTTGGCCCAGTATTGATCGTAAGTTATATGGTGGATTTAACAGAGGTGAACTAAACATATTCTGTGCGGGATCTGGGGGCGGTAAGAGTTTATTCCTGGCTAATCTAGGAGTAAACTGGGCACTGGCAGGATTAAATGTTTTGTATCTTACATTCGAGTTAAGTGAAGGACTAGTGGCCATGCGATTAGACAGCATGACTACAGGAGTGGGCACACGTGAGATTTTTAAGAACATTGATGATGTTGAACTCAAAGTTAAAATGATCGGAAAACAGGCAGGAAACCTGCAGGTTAAGTATATGCCTAGCGGAAAAAATTGCAACGATATTCGAGCCTATTTGAAGGAATATCAGGTCAAAAAAGGTGTAAAACCCGACGTATTATTAATAGATTACTTGGATTTAATGATGCCTTTGAGCGTGAAGGTATCGCCCAGCGATCTGTTTGTTAAGGACAAATATGTGTCAGAAGAGATTCGAAATCTAGCAATGGAAACCCAATGCGTGACTGTAACTGCGTCACAGTTAAATCGTGCGGCTGTTGAAGAGATCGAGTTTGATCACAGCCATATCAGTGGTGGATTAAGTAAGATTATGACCGCAGATAATGTTATAGGTATCTTTACAAGTCGTGCTATGAAGGAGCGGGGACGTTATCAAATTCAATTTATGAAAACACGTAGCAGTAGCGGAGTTGGACAAAAAGTTGAATTAGAATTTAATCTAGACACATTAAGGATTAGTGATTTGGGAGAAGAAGATGAACCTCAAACTAGTTTTAGCCAGGGTGGGGGCAAATCTGTAAACTCACAAAGTTCTGTGTATCAGGGACTCAAACGTACTAGTAGTGTAACTGCTGATCCAGAAACAGGTGAAATAGATCCAACTCAAGGAGCTACTGTTAAGCAGATTGTTAAACCTGCGGCAAAGGCTGTAGCACCATTAATGCGTAGTATGTTAACTGCGATAAATCCAGAAAAAGATTAAAACCAGGTAGCAGTTTGGAATGATGCAGAACGATCAATGGCCAATAACCATTGGTCAATTCCTTGTTCAGAAAACACAGTTTCCATTGTGGCTGGAAGAATTTCCCATTTTACAAGTTCAGCAGAGTCATGAGGATCTAGCATATGATTCATTCGTCCGTCATCCCATAACCAATATCCAGTACAGGCTCTAAAATATTCAGGACCTTCCCCGCGAC